TCCCCTTGTCCGCTCCAGTTCTGAGCTGGTTGTTCATCGCACTAAGGAAAGCTTGCCGAAGCAACCATCCTCTGGCCCTCAGAAGCCCCGCCGAAAGAGTCCGCAGCGTGAGCCGCAGTCTCCTTTAGCAGAGCAACATCAATCCAGCTCGGCGATAGCTCGAAATTTCGATTCCTGGACAAGTCCTCGGCATTATGCCTCTGTACTTTATCCAGATTTTCTGAACCATGGCGGTTCAGAAAATACAGAATGAATTATAAAAGCACCCAACATAAAGGTTGCTATTAACATCATTTTATTTCTCCTTTGTAATTGTGTAACCTAATTTTTCTAATTCTGCAATCATTGCTTCAGTACTGCCGAAACAACGATTGTCGTTATTAGTTTTTCTATCGACCCATCGTAAGTTTTCAACTCTATTGTCGTCCCTTACTCTATTGATATGGTCTACAAAAGGTAGGTTGTGTGGATTAGGGATAAATTCTTCTGCAATCAATCTATGAACCATATAATGTTTTCTAGGTGTCCCTATATCAACAACGATATAACCACTATGGTGTTTATATCCTATTTGCTTGCATTTTTTTTTACCCTCTAACCATATCGTTCCATCGGGTCGGGGTATGTATGTTGAAGTGTTTGCCCTTCTACCACCACCACGATTTGTTCCTTTAGGATTACCTATACCCATAATTGATTACCAGATACCTGTATTATCATACAGGTATTTAGCAAAGTCAAGTCTTGACTTTTAGGTCAAAGTGTGGTATAATATCTCACCAAATGCCAGGAATAATCTGGCCACTGACGGCATATGATCCCATTGCGGCAATGACACCAATCATTGCTGCCCAACCATTAATACGTTCTGCTCTTTCGTTCATTGTTCTTGCTCCTGTGTTTTGTTGTAAATAATGACTCTGCCATTTTCATGAGTGAATACTAATTCATCATCATGTGCCCAGCAGAGTTCTTCGTATAGGGCATTTAGTCTCTCCATATCATCATATAGTTGATTTGGATTAAACATTCTTTACTGGTTCATATGGATGTTGCGGTTTGTGCTCTCTATCCATAGGTTGAGATTTACTAAGGTCTCTTCTGGATTGATTCTTAATAACAATAAAAGCATCTTTATTGTACTTACGAGTACCAATAGGTGTTTGCCATTTTTTGTTATACTCTTCACCTACATCAATACCAGACACCTGAGTTCCTGCCATTTCGACAGAAATTTCATCTTCTTCTTCCCACCCATATTTTTGGACAAGAGAAGAAACTTGTTCATAGACAGATGGAGCATCCATTACTCGATCTTCTGGTTCAAGACTTCCGTGCATCAGTAGAGGTTCTCTTCTTGTTCAGTTTGAATTATAACATCAGAAGTTGGATATGCAACACAAGTGAGAACAAATCCTTGTTCAATTTGATCATCATCCAAGAATGATTGATCACTTTGATCTACTGTGCCAGAAACAATCTTACCTGCACAGGATGAACATGCACCTGCACGGCAAGAGTAGTTCATATCAATACCACCTTCCTCGGCAGCATCAAGAAGATATTGGTCATCCTGGCAGGTTACAGTTGTTTCAGTACCATCAGAAGTACGGAAGGTAACATTAAAGTCCATTAGTAAGTTTCAGAAAGATTTTGTACAGAGTATGCCAACAATACAAGGAAGGCAATACTGGTTATTGTAAACAAGATTGAATGCATTGTCAAGTGCTCAGAAACCGAAAAGTCCGAAAAAGAAAACACTACCAGTCGTAGTATAAGAAACCAGTGCAAAAGCAAATCCAATCATTGCTGTGCGACCATTGAGTTTCTCTGCACGTTCTGCATGTGTCTCAAGACCATATGCCTCAGTATAAGAGGGATCAACATACATACGGGGTTCTGTGGCCCACATGTTTGTGCGTCCACCGTCTTCAGTTGTTACAGTCATTTGAGTTTTGTGAAGAAACATTACAGTATTATATAGCAAACATAAAGTCCTGTCAAGGAGTAGTCAGTATAAATGCTTACTATTTGCCTTCAAATCCAGGTGGTAGACGATTGAAGTATGGATCATATTCAAAAATACTATTCCAATCTTCAATCTGATTTGCCTGTGTTTTCCAAAAATTCCAAAGACCCTCATAACTTGACTTATGAAAAACATCAATATGTTCTTTATGAATTGAAGAACCAAGTTCAAGTTTGTATAAGAATAAAGGAATGGAAAAAGTGTTTCCAGAATTATAAATCAGATCATCGGCAACTGCTCTTGGTTTAACTCCATTATCGATCTTATACTTATCTCCCCTTACATGAAGGTCAATTAGTTTTTGTGCATGACAGCGTGTAATTAAATAACATGCCGTTGAGAAATCATTTATGAATCTCTTATGCATTTGTAAATGAACTGATGCAGGATTAATCACAGCAAGTTGAATTACATCATAGTCATAAGGAATCTTTGCATAAAAATTCTTCCATTCAAAAGGCCAATACGATGCAGTAGAAATATCACAATCATCTTCCATGATTAAGGCACATGAAGAATCTGTCTTAAGAAACTCTACCATTGCTCTCAGATGAGACGTAGTACATCCTACCTCACCAGAAGACATCATATCAGGATATCTCCCTTTAAGAATGTCTCCGAGGTCTCTACCGTCCCTACCATCATATGCAGAGATGCGAGTATAATTTCCAATCTCCCAATACTTAAATTGCTCTTCCATATATTCTTTCCTCTCTAATTGCCCATCCAGATTCAGATAATATATGGGAGGAAGTCCTTTGAGTTTATAAAGTGCTTTATTTTTATCCATTATAAAATCTCCCAGTGCTCAGGATATAAATCTTTTGTATTTAAGTGGGCATTATTAGGTCCAAACCATTTTGTTTTTGGATCCGGTCCTAATACTCTCTTATCTGGATTTTTATTCAAATAAGCACCCCACCAACTAAAAGTACTATTGGAAATAATATTGTCGGTACAAAGAGTTTGTAAACATAAATCATACCAATGATCCATATTAGAACTTTCCCATCGACCATCGCTTGTGACTATCTTCCCATCTTCAGTTTCAGAAAACATAAATCTATCATCAGAAAACATTTTCTGTTCCTTACACCAGGAAATATCATCTGAGAATATTAAAACTGTATGATCAGAAAATTTAGATGCTGCTTCTTCAAACCAAGCATCACTAAGATTATGATGATTAGCAGAGTTTTGTAAATAGTCACCCCTTCTAAGATGAACCGAAACAACCTTACCACTTATACCAGAAATAAACTCTTGACAAGGATCTAAAATTTCATCATGAAAAGTAAAATCTTCCTGGAGTTCATCCCAAATATTTAAAAAATATTTTTCAGATTGGAAAAACCCATATAAAGAAGCATTTTCAGGAGGGTTATTAAAAAGATATTCATCAAACTCAAATCCAGATTCTGCTACTATTGGACAATCAATAGGTGCTCCTCTACTATCTCTACGATTAAGACTACCTAAAAATCCTCTATTTTGAGTAGCATTAGTCATTTTAAATCCCTGAGATAATTGCATCTCTTCATTTACAGGAATCATATATTTAATTTTATTATGTGAAGCAATTCCTTTTATTGCCGCATATTGAAACATTTGATTTGCTAGAAATCCAAGTCTCCCTAGATGATTAAATGATAATGTCATTATACATGATACTCCGAATTATTTTTTGCTAGATGAACTATTTTTGGTTCAAAGTTACATACCTGTTTGAATACTTCTGGATATGCATATTGAGGTCCTAGTACATGAACATCATCTCTCCTTTCAGCAAAGAATTTATTCATCTGACTTTCATCATGCCACTGTGCAATTATACCATTATCCAAATCTTTT